AAATCATGGGTATTTTATCCTGCTGACCGTGAAGACGATAAAATTCAACGTGAAGATGTTCCATATGACCAATATAAGCGTTTAGGTTTATGTTATGCATGTGGAAATAGAATTATTGACTATAAATTTGTAGAAGATTTTATTTTATCTATTGAAGACAGATATGGAGTAAAAGTTTCATCTATTACTTACGACAAATATAATGCGTTGAGTACGGTACAAAAATTAGAAGATAAAAACTATTTAATGCGTGAACAACCTCAGTATTCTAAAGATTTACATTTAGGCACTAAAAAGTTTCGTGAGGTGGTATTAGATAGACGCTTCCTTTATGAAGATAATCGTCTGTTTGAGATTAACGTTCAAAATGCTAAATTAGATCACGACACTAACCTAAATATGTATATCAATAAGAAGAAATCAAATGGAAAAATTGATATTGTCGATGCATTAATTAACTGTTTTTGTACATGTGTTATAGATGGAGTAGAGTCTGAATCAGTTTATGAAGATAGGGGATTTATTTTTTGGTAGAGAGGAGGGAATAACACCTCATGGGAATATTAGATGTATTCTTCACTAAAGAAGAACGTTTTGAAGAAGAAGAAATTCAATTAGAAGAACGAAAATTTAATTTAAATATTAATATGATGGGTATTAGTGGAATTGACAATGATAAATATACTGCTGAACAAGTATTATCTATTCCTGTAGCGAAAGCCTGCTGTGATATTATTGTCAACTCTATTAAAACTTTAAAAGTAGAAATGTATCGAAATGTAGATGATAACGTTGTAGAACGTATTTATGACGATTATCGACTAGATTTAATCAATAACAACCCTAATTTAGTCTCTACTGGTAATGATTTTAAAGCTCAAATTGCACAAGATTTAGTATTACATGGTAACGCTTATGTATCAGTAAAGCGTGATGGTAATGAAATCTCTGAAATGTGGGTTTTAAAACCATCAAACGTTAGCATTGACCGTAGAGTTGATCCTGAAGAACAGTATATTGTTCGTGATTTTGAAGTTAGTGTACTAGGTTCTACTAAGAAATTAGGTGTAGACGATATTATGATTGCCACTATTGGTTCAGATGATGGTGGATTAAGTGGTAAAGGTGTTATTGCTAGAGGGGAAAGAACGATTGAGTTAGCTTTAAATGAAATTGAATTATCAAAAAATATTATGGCTAATGGTTCTGCACCAACCTCAGTTATTAAATTACAAAAGTCATTGAGTCAAGAAGCTCAAACACGATTACGTGAAAGTTGGAAACGATTATTTCAAGGTTCAAAGAATGCAGGTAAGTTAGTAATCTTAGAAGATGGAATGGAATACGATAAAATTTCATTCTCACCATCTGAATTAGGGTTAAATGCTTCACGTTCTAAGACTTCAACTGATTTATGTAACTTATTTGGTGTACCTGAGCAGATGATTGATGCTAGTTCGAACACCTATGGTTCAGTAGAGTCAATGTCAATTCGATTTTTACAATATAGTATTTCACCTATTATTGCTATTATCGAAACTATGTTCAATCGTTCGTTATTATTAAATGAAGAGAAAGAACAAGGATATTTCTTCAAATTTAATACTGATGATGTATTAAAATCAACACAAGAGGAACGTTATAATGCGTTAAAAACAGGTATTGACGCAGGAATTTTATCTTTATCAGAAGCAAGGGTAAAAGAAAATTTACCACCTGTACCAGAGGACTTTATACGTCTGACGCTCGGCTCAGTCATGTACTATCCAGAAAAAGGAACATTATTTGTGCCGAATATGTCTACTACTTTTGATGCTAAAACTAATAAGATTATCGACTCACCACAAATGATTAAAGACGGAGATAATCGTATTGAAAACAGTAAAGAAACTAACGAACCTAAGCCTGTTACAACTGATGAAGGTGATAAAGAATGAAAAATCTAGTCATTATTGCAGGTTTAATTTTTAACTTTATTAAGAAAAATATTAGTAACATTTGCTTATTTTTAGGCGCTTTTTTAATTATTAGATATATGGCTATTGTATATTCCTATGATGTGGCTACTTTAGGGGTAGCTTGTATGTTGTTTTTAGTATCAATTAGCACATCATACTCAGAAATTCATAATAAAAAAGAAAAGAATAATCAGAGAGTTCCATACTAGGTGTGTTTATGAAATATTATATGGCAAACACTTATCAAACAGGAAATATAATTGTAAGAGCCAAAAATAGAACAGATGTTATTGAATATTTAAATAGTTTAGATTTGGATGTATATAGTATTAGTACGTTAAATGCTTATTGCAATGATGTGTATGGTGAAGACGTTACAATTATAATAGAATTTTAAAGAGAAATTTGACAAAATTGGTAAAACGTGTATAATAATAAGTGAGGTTGTTGGTAAAATATTCATAAATAATTGAATATAATTTTTCTTTTTTATTGATTTAATACTTAACGTATTAGGTACAATATCTCTCTTTTCTTATATAATCCTGTTATCAATTATGAGTAAAAACAAAATAGAAAATTCTCCTACATTATGTTTTTAGATTATTTTAACAGCACAACCTTAAACTTACACACATATTTAGATTCATTTCTAAATTCTACTTTTCTTTAATACATATTTTTATATGTTATATACCCAATCAGAAAGACAGTGAAATCCCTTTCCACTGTCTTTTTTCTATGTCATTAAATATGAAATTAAAGCACATTTTTATGTGCTTTTTTTATTTCTATCAAAAGGTGGTGAATTTTTTGAAACAAAAGATGGAATTACGATCTGTTGGAGTAGAATTTGAAGCTGTTAATGATGATGCATTAATGATTGAAGGTAAAGTTAATGGTCTTGATTGGTCTAAACAATTAGGTGAACGTAGACGATTTATCGAAAAAGTTGACAAAGGTGCTTTTAAACGTGCGATTGAACGTTCATTAGAGAATGACAAATACATTGACTTACTAGGAAATCATAATAAAGCGACATTATTAGCTTCTACCCAAAACGATTCATTGAAACTAGAAGAACGTGAAGATGGATTATATATGTCTGCTAATTTAATTCCAACTGTTGACGGTAAGAACTATTACGAATTATGTAAGTCTGGATTATTCCAGGAAATGTCATTCGGTTTCTATGTACCAGAAGTACGTGGTAAGAAAGAAAAAGCAGAAACATGGGAACGTCAATCAGATGGAACATTCAAACGTTATATCCATGAATTAGAGTTATCTGAGGTTTCAATTGTACGAAGAGGAGCTTATAACAACACTAAAGCACAATTACAAGCACGTGGAATTGATGTTGTTGAAGAACCTGATTTTGGAATTGAAGATGATCTATTAGCGGAATTACGAAGTCTAACTCCTGAAGATTTACAAAAAATGATTAGCGAAACAGTTAATGCAGCGTTTGAAAACTATGTTAAACCTGAAAATCAAGTAGTTGAAGAGGTTAAAGTAGAGGAACAGCCACAAGAAGTAGTAGTGGAAGAACCTAAAACTGAAGAAGTTTCAGTAAATATTGCATTAACAGATGATGTAAAACAAGCTATTCAAACAGAAATTCAGTTATTAAAAGATGAAATGTTATCACAATTAGATAAAAAAGAAGATGTAGCAGAAGCAATTGTACAAGAAGACACAAAAAAAGAGCCAGATACTACTGAAGATAAAACGGCTCAGGACTTAACTATGTACAAAGAAATGCTCGAAAACTTAAAGGAGGAGGAAATCAATGAATAAGCTAAAAGGCTTAAAAGAGAAGCGTAATGATTTAGTTTCTAAACAAAAAACAATGCTTTCTACAGCTATTGATGAAACACGTTCTCTTACAGAAGAAGAAGATACTGAATTACGCTCAGTAATCGAACAAATTAAAGAATTAGAAACAGAAATCGAAACAATGGAGGAAGAAATTCGCACTTCTACTATTGTTATTAACGATGAAAATGATAAAGGAGAAGATAAAATGACAAAAACATACGAAGAAATCCGTTCTGAATTCATTGACGGATTATCAGTACCAAACAAAGAATTAGCAAAAACTGAAGTACGTACAGCAGGTGACGGATACGTTGCAGGTGCAGGATTACCAACTAATGCTTCAACATTCACTGATGCTAATAAAGGAGCTATGAGCATTCCATTAACAATCGAATCTGCTATCTTACGTGCAATCGACTTCAATTCAAGTGTATTAGCACACGCTAACATTATCCGTACAGCAGGAACACAC